CGTATGAGCGAAGCTTGTTTATTGTATCACAATATGGGTGTAATGGGTATATCGCGAATTCATACTGTCCAGGACTTGGGGAGCACTTCACCCTCGGGGGGGCTTGAGAGTATGTTTTATTTACTGGCCTGACGGATACTTGACTCTGTTCTCGGCAAGCGTTATTCTTGAATGGCATGATTTACAAAGCGCCATTAGGTTGTCTTCGGAGTCGTCACGGCCTTCGGAAATCGGCTTGATGTGATGAACCTCGGTGGCGGGGACATAAAAGCCGTTTTCAAGGCAGTGAGCGCAGAGCGGATGCCTGGATAAAAATAACGCTCTTGTCTTGCGCCAGCGGGCGTCAAAGCGTCCTTTGGTCGTCGGATCACGACCGTGCTCGTAATATTCGCGGTTAGCGATTGTTTTATGTTCATCGCAATAACGTCCTCTGGTAACATTTGGGCAGCCGGGGTAGGAGCACTGCCGTGGGGATTTGTAGGGCATAGAGATCTCCCTTCGGGCCGAAGGGCAGGGACAATCTCGAACCCCTGAACTAGCGGCCTATATTATATATATATTTCTAAAGATCAGTGTTTTTCTTTCCTTGCATCGCGTTACGCATATGTCTATTCCTGGGGTTCAACCCTTTCAAACCCAGCAGCGGCGCGGAAGTTCCCGTTCGGGACACGCGCCGGAAGGATGCCGAACCGGTACGTGTTTGTCCGACGTAAAAAGTGTATAATAATGCACGGCGGCAGTGGGTAGACGTGCTGTTATGCACGGCGAATCCCGCGCCACGTCTTCCGGCGGGTGACTGTGTCCAGCGCGGCGGTTACGCCGGAGAAGGTTTCCAACTCTCGGTTGAAGCGACGGTTGCTCATGGGGCTCAGGCCGCTCTCCTCGCAGTACACCTTGTATTCATCGTAGAGTTCTTGACGGAGGCACTCAGCTTTTTCATCCAGCGCACAGCATTCCTCCGCGAATGACAGCACGCTGTTGCTCTCCACCTTGTACCGGTTGACTTCGGCTTTGGTACGCTCCGTTTCGGAGAACTGATAATTCTGGGCAATGAGTCGCTTCAGCCCGGCGATGGCCCAGGCGAGGATGCCGTCGCGCTCCGCTGCCAGCTTTTCCTTCAGGTCGAGGTCGCGGCGATCCTCCGGCACTGGTTTGGAGAACCGGATGATAATCAGCCGCCGGTAGAACGCTTCGCTCCTGTCACCGTAGTTCTTAGGGATGTCGTTACAACTGTACATGAACCGGGCATACGGCTTGAACGAAAACGGGTCTTTATGTTTCCTCTCTCCCGTGATATAATCTTCTCCAGAGGATATATCGAAACGAACATAACAAAAAACATGAGCCAGCAACCGCCCGCTTTTGCAGAAGAAAACAGCCGCGAACAAAAATTCTACGGCTGTTATTTCTTGGAATACATTACTACCAACTCTTTATAGGGCGCGGATTGCCGCGAATTAGGCCAAACTTATCGAGGACGGCGCGGTGCTTGGAACAAACGTTTTGGCTCCCATGGCGGTAGGCGAAATTGACATGCCGGTCGATTATGGAGAAGTAGATACTTCACGTGGGGGGTATCCGTTTACTTGCTTGTCGAAGGGCTTACAGATTTAAACCCCTTCCGGCTAGTCCGGTATCAATCTGATATCGGACTAGCGGGTGCTGATATCGGAGGACAACGCTGTCGATGTCCGACAGGGTATCAAATTGATACCCCGTCAACAAGCCTTACTAATCAGATTAAAGGTGTTTCCGTAAAATTTGAGCAACAAAGTTAGTCGCTTTATTTATGAAATCCATTGTGCTTTCGTATGTTACTAATTGGTTTGAGGCAATGTCTGGGCGCTCTTTATCCTTATACTGGATATCCAATATATTGTTTTTTTGTTTATCAATTTCAACGGCGTAAATAATACCGGGTAAATCGAGACTTGTTGATTTTATGAGGTTAGACCAAAAATCTTCGCGACCTTCATATGTTAAAGCCAATTCAATATCGATTTTATTGTGTTCTTGATGATTGAGATTTCCGTAACCTTTTTCTATTTCATCAGGGTATTTTAACCTGAAAGGCGTCCATATGTTTACGTTATTATATAAATCTGACAAAATATGAGTACAGTAACCTAAAATAAAATCGTGATTTTCAGTTCCAATATTTTTATCCAGGAAAGCAATTATGTCATTCTCCCATTCGTCGTTATTTGTTATCAGCCCCCATCTTTCGGGGCCAACGATTAAATGGGAAGCCTTTTTATAATCAGAAACATAGTTCGGCCTAAAATGTACAGCGTCAGGGGCTATACTACCCAAATAAAGTTGCGGCAGGCAAATGTTTTGCGGAAAAATCTTAGATAAATTTTTGGCAATGATTAAATGCGTCATTAGAAACGGCATAAGCTTTTTCCCTCGCATTTGTTATATAAAAATTTCTGAGCAATAGCAATCAGGCCCTTATACTCAACTTTTTTAAAGTCAGTCGTGTCAACTTTTATAATTTCCCCGCCGACAGTAAATTCGCCAAGTGGTGGAAGCCACTTTTCTGAATCCTCGTAGGACATTTCTGAAAACGCTTGATTTGCCTGCCCGCGTTCGGGAAGTTTCTCACGTTCATTGTATCTGTCGCACATAACACGCATATCTCCCCAAAATATGTATGTCAACGATTGGTACTTGTATTGTTCAATCAATGACTGTAAAACGGCACCTTCATTTACTTTCATGTAGCCGCCCATGACGAAATTTCCTTCTATATATTAGTGGGAAACCTATTTCCATAAATCTTTCCGCGACATACGCGATTGCGTCAAAAGTGGCGGCGCTAAAACGTCGGCCTTCTTCCCGGTTGGTGATAGGTATGCTTGTGCATATCGCCGATTTGAAAGTGTCTTTTATAAAGTAAGGAATACCCATTTCTTTAGATAGACGCAACGCAAATGTTGACTTTCCCGAAGCAAGATAACCGGCTATGATAATGATTTTCTTATTCACGCATTTGTCACCGCACTTTCTTTTGTCAGGTTGGATGGAAGCCGTTGAAAACGGCCAAATCTCCCGGAATGGCCCCACGGGAGCGCCCACGGTGGTTATATGGTGCAGCTTAACCGTCAGAGTGGGTTCACACGCTTAAAATGAAGCGTGTGAAAAGCCTTGCCTTTACTCTGCTCGCCAAAGTTCTATAGTCGATTTGCAGGCTGGCCATCACGAGTAATACACATGATTAAGCTGTCCCTGTACTCATCGTCATGCTGCTCTCTTTTTTCAATAACAGTTAATGGAATAAATCCGCTTTTTTCGTAACATTTAACTGCACGGACATTCCATGTTTGGGGGTCGATGAAAATAAGGTCAGCGTTTCTCTTTTGAAAGAGGTATTGAATCGTCAAACGTAAAATGTTTGTGCCTATACCTTTATTCCAAAAATCCGGCTCACCAATAACAATATCAATGCCATGAGGGTTTTTATATTTGCTCATGTCGATTATTTTTATTTCGCTGTATTCGTCGGGCTTCGTTTGGTAGAACTGGATAAATCCAATAGCTTGATTATTGTACAGGATTATGCAGGGTATGACACGGCTTTCTCCTCTTGCTCTATGAGCAAATTTTTCTTTAACTTTTTCTATATCCAGCGGCTTGGTTTTTCCCTCGTAATACTCACATACTATCGGGTTAGTCAACCATTTTGCCATTAAAGAATAATCCGCATGGCTATCAATCATTTTCCGTATCGAAAGGTTTTCATCACCGTATAAAATTTCCATTATACTAACACCGCCAATTTTTTGGATCATCTTCCATACCATTATAACATGAAAACATGAATAGCTCCATAAAAATATTCAAGCCCTTCTGCGGTCAGACGTCATCATTTACAGTAGTTTTTGAAAATTTATGTCGAATCTTGAACCCTATAACCCGGAACATAAAAGCCTTCTGATATTATAGGACACCCCACTACTAAAAATCAAACATTTTCATACAAATGGATTTTATACACAGGGGTACTCTCATACCAATGAACATGGAATATCGCGCTACCGAGCAATATCGGGGCCAAGAAAGGAACTGGGGCGCGGTACCGATGACCGCGCCCCGGATTATGGAGTGATAGATGAGGGTGTACAACCTGCTTTCGTTTATGATGCTCAGTTCACGGCTTGGATTACTTAAAACTAACTTTAAATTAGTTTTGATCGGATATGTGGTACAGGTACCGATTATTCTTGGTTAGCGCTTTCGTCAGTATCCGGATTTCCTTTCCTGCGTGGATCAATCCCCGATGACCAGGCGGAGTTCCCGGACATGTTTTTCGAGAGCAGCTTACGGATGAGCCGGTATTCGGGGCCGATTAATCCAAGTCCGATACCGAACACCCTCATGGAAAATTTCTCATTCGGGAATACCCGTTCCTGGGCGGTCACGCGGGTTTTCGTCTTGGCCGTTTCGCATAAGGCCGCCACAAATTGGCTGTAGGCAGTTATGGTTTCGCCGTCCGAATCCGGCTTGAACCAGGGAAACCCAAGCGTCCCAGCGTCCGTGGTTATGATTGGCAATTCGTCAATCTCCAGCGCCTTTTTGATGAGGCTGGCCTTGGAATCCACAAGTTTCCGCAGATTTTCCAGCTTTTCCGGCGTGAAACCTTCCATCGGCATTTCGATGGTTAAACAATCGGTTTCGGTGGGTTCCGCACTCTCCATGGGTTCCACGTTTTCTGCTCGGAAACCATGTTCTTCCAGCTTTTTGGTGAGCTCCGGGTTATCCGGGCCTGTTAGCGTGCCGTCCCTATCTACTGTGTATTCGCCGATTGCAAATTCGTACTGCGGCGCGCCGCAGTATTTCTGCTCAGTCCCAAGTATTTCCGCGAGGGCGGCGACTAGGGCCTTGCGATCCTTCCCTTTGACGTTAAATTCGAGCTTCATGTCATTCCTCCTTGATTTTACGGGCTTCTGCCCGAGGTAGTGACATGTTAGCGTACATTCGCCGCCCGTTCAAGTCATAATACATGGAGAAACGCTGATTTGAAAGGATTTGGAAGTCACCACGTATCATCGTCAAACAGTTCCCGATATTCTTCCCGCCGCAGTTTTTCCGCAGCGGTTTCATTTTTAGGCTCGTAGATGATTTCGCCGTTTCGGGTGACTATGCCCGTAACTGAATCGAAAATAACAAGACCGCCGGTGTGCTTTATTCTGGGTTTAACCGCGCCATCCAATGCCATGATCGTTGCCACAGCCCCATCTATCTTTTCAATGGACTTTTTTTTGCTGGGCTTGATATTGCTGGCGGCGTCGGTCTCGATATACACATTTTCAAACATCCACCGCAGTACGGGGTGCCCGCCGTGGATCAGCTTTTCATCCAAAATCAACCGGTGCAGTTCCTTGCTTGGCGGGGAGAGCGATTTATATCCCTGACCAAAATCCACCATCTCAAAATTCTGCCCAGATAGGTTTTGGGTCATTTGACCGGCTCCCCACCGGTCATACGCGATTTCTTTGATATAAAATTTCTTGGCTAAATCTTCTATCTGTTTTTCGATAAAGTCGTAATAAATGATGTTCCCTTCCGTGGTGAACAAGTATCCTTCCCGTTCCCATTTGTCGTAGGGGACGTGATCCTTTTTGACACGCCGCACCAGGTTTTCGCGCGGTATCCAGAAATAGGGAAGCACGTAATATTCACCGTTTGGTTCATCCGGAGGGAATACCAGTACAAACGCGGCAATGTCATCGGTGGAAGCCAAATCCAAACCGCCGTAGCATACCCGGCCATGCAGTTCTTCCGGGTTAAATGGTCTCGCGCCTTTGTCGTACTTATCCATAGGCAGCCATTTTTTGCTGGAGTTCAGCCATTGGCAGAGAAAAAACTGTCTGAACTGCATTTCCAGCGCGGCGTCCATCTTTGCGCTTTCGCAGTAATTGTGGTAATATTCTTCCGACACCGTAATTCCATAAGACGGGTTCACCCTCCGCCACACTTCCGGGTCGCGCCAGTCGTCCTCATCGCGGGCGGCGAACACGACCGGATAAAAAGAGGGGTCAACCTTACGCCCATGCAGAATGTCCAGGGCCTTTTGGTGTTCGGCGTAGCAGATGCTGTTCCTGTCGGTACCGGCCGTCGTGATAATGAAGTTCAGCGGCTGACGGCGGGCCGCGCCGGAGCCGTTCACCATCGTGTCGAATAGCTGCCGATCGCCTTGCCCCAATAATTCATCAAAGATGCAGGCATGGACATTTAGGCCGTATTTATTCCTGATTTCGCTGGACAAGGCGGCGTAAAAGGAGCGGGTAGGCAAAAAGATGATGCGCTTCCGGGAATCGACGATCCTACAATATTTTCTCAGGACAGGATTATCCAGTACCATGTGCATCGCCAGATTGAAAACGATGGTCGCCTGTTCCCGGTCGTTTGCCACGCCGTAGATTTCCGCGCCGATCTCGCCGTCCGCGCAGAGCATGTACAGAGCTATGGCAGCGGCAAGGCCGCTTTTCCCTGATTTCTTGGGAATCTCGCAAAAAGCGTGCGAAAACTGGCGGTGGCCGTCGGGGCGGACGACGCCGAACAGATCACGGACAATCTGCTCCTGCCAGGGCAGCAGCAGAAATGGTTTCCCGGCCCATTCGCTGGTTTTGACGTGCTTTAACTCCTGAATGAAAGCGACGGCGCGGTCGGCCTTGTTTTCATCGTAATGGGAATCCGGCAGCATAAAGCTGGTGGGGACATACTCATACTTCTTTACCAAATCGGCTCCCCTCCGATGTCTTTCTGGAATGGCAGGACTTGCATAACGCCATTAAATTGTCCTCGCGGTCTGTTCCGCCGTCCGCTAATGGGACGATGTGATGAATCTCGGCTGCGGGGGTCAACCGACCGGCTTGTTCACATTCCATGCATAGGGGATGTCTAGCCAAATATCCTTCCCGGAAAGCCCTCCACCGGCGGTCATAATGGGAATTATCGTTTTTGGGCACAGGTTTATGTCTGGCGCAATATCTGACGCCTGCTTCCACCAATTCCGGACAGCCGGGGTACAAACATCTGCGGCGCGATTTATAAGGCATAGTCATTCCTCCCGGTGCAGGCCGATCAATTTTTCCATCAGCGCGGAATGGGGATCGTTCCCGCCGAAGTTCTCCTCGCAGTTCTGAGCGACGACACTCCAGATTTTTTCCCAGCAGATATCCGCCTGTCGAAGATATTTCAGCCCAAGCTCGGCGGCGGCGTTAGGGATTAGCGCCTTCGAGTCGGGGCCTTGAAATACAACATTCGTGTAAGTCAAGAGTCGTTCGCATTCCAGAAAACGGTTCTTCAACAACGTGTACTCCATGATAAAAGCCGGATTTATCAAATGCAGGCAGCCCGTTTTGTTGAGCCATGCGACGGTGTCCCTGTAGATTTCCTCTACGGTCGGGCTGCCGATGCGCTTGGCTTCGTAGTATTCCAGTTCCTTCGGCGGTTCGAGGTCGGGAACCTCCGCGTCGGAAAATTTGAGCACCTTTGGTTTGTGCTTGCGGGTGGTATCCTCCAGAATCTTGTCCGCAAGCGGTTTCTTGGGCCGTCCGGCCCCAAGGCGCTTCCCGCCGTGCCCGTTTGCCATGCCCGCGCCTCCCCTGATATTTGCTACCACTACTATATGCGGGCTGTGATTGTCCGAATGACGCCGGTTTTATTTGGGGCGGCGGTCCGGCGGCGCGGATCGGCTTGGTCCATAGGTCCCCCGGCGTGTCCCGCGCCCCCGCACCCCTAAATTTCAGCATCCCCCAGAGACGGGCTTGATTATCTTTTCAAAATCCTCTATAATCAAGGTCAACAAAAGAACAAGGCCCCCGCAATCCTTTTATTTATCGGGATTC